TTTGAACTGCTTGCAAACGAAAAAGGCACGACATTTGAAAACAGGCGCACAGCAGAAAAAACTTTTTACACCGGTACGATAATCCCCGAAGCGGAGGAGTGGGTGGGAGCTATTAACCGCAAGTTAAAAACTTCAAGCCTGCCTTGGGAATATCGGGCAAACTTTGACCACCTTGATATATTTGCAGAGAACCAAAAAGATAGGGCCCAAAGCCTCACGATCCTTATTAACGGGTTAAGCAAAGCGCTGGCAGATGGGGCGATAACGCTCGATGAGTATCGGGGGGAGTTAGCAAAAGTAAAAATCGGACAATAATGGACAAGCAAGAAGTTGACAAAATGAAAGCTAAAAAGCTAAAGCAAATTAAGGAACAGACCATAATAAAAAAGTGATGGAAATACCTGTTTTTGAAAATAAGAAAGATTTGTTTGCCTACCTGGCGACGAACAAGGATAAGTTGATTGCCACAAAAAAGGCGACGATCAAACACGGGGCCTCAGTGCCGTTTGTTATCTGCGGTAAAACTTCCGCAATGGCTACGAAATCCATCGGCAGCATAACAGAGGCCCCAGATGAGGTGCGGGTCCTCGCTGTGATAAACACCACCAACCTGCTCGACTCCCACGGGGATGTACATTTGCCCGGCCTTTGGAAAAAGTCCCTGCAAGAAAACAGGTACATAATGCACATACAGGAGCACCAGATGAAGTTCGACCACATCATCGCCGAGGGCGACGACCTGAAAGCATACACAAAAAAATACAAGTGGTCAGATTTGGGATTTGATTTTGAGGGCGAAACCGAGGCCCTAATTTTTGATAGCCTTGTTAAACGCAGCAATAACCAGCTGATGTTCGAGCGCTACAAGAACAAAAAAGTGAAAAATCATAGCGTTGGTATGCAGTATGTGAAGATTATGCTTGCAATCAACAGCGACGACTATCCAACCGAAAAGGAAATTTGGGATAAGTACTACCCCGCGATTGCCAACAAAGCCGATGCCGATGATGCCGGATTTTTTTGGGCAATAAAAGAAGCTAAAGCGCTGGAGGGCTCTGCCGTCCCACTCGGCAGCAATTTTGCAACACCTACTTTGGAGCCGGATAATACCACTCCAAAAACGATAGAGCCGCCTGCGGGCACTCAAAAAATTGATTTAATAAAACTAAGTAAAATCTTAAAGTCGTAAGTAATGAGAAAAATGTTTGAGAAAATGAACAAGCGAAACCGCCTTTTTGCCCTTATGGGGCTGGCCGTTGTCGTTATTTTCGCCGCCCTTTCCGGCGGCGTTGGAATTGGCCTTTTGGGAGCTGCCGGGATGGCCATGGCTTTGCCCGCATTGACCGACGAGGAAACCGCCTTTCTGGAGGTAGTAAAAACTGAGATTGCCAAAGCTCAGGAAAAGTTCAGCAAGGACTATATTTCGGCCACCAAGATGGACGAGATTATTCAGGGGCACATCAACAAGGCGCTGGAAGGCATCACCACCAAAGAGGAGCTGGATAAATTAAACGAAGCACTCGAGAGCCAGGGCCTTGTCCTGAAGAAGTTGCAGTCGTATGACGAGCCTAAGAAAAAAACGTTTGCTTCTACAATTAAAGAGGCTTTCGAAGCCGAAGGCCTTGTAGAAAAAATAACTAAGGCTTTTTCAAACGGCGGCAGCAACGTCGACGTAATTAAAGCAGTTGGCACCGTTACCACCGGCAGCGCTACCACCGACACCGGCGGTAATGCCCTGCTCGACATGATTAACGCCGACGAGCTGAACTCTTTGCGCCTTCGTAACCAGTTTATTGAGGACTTCTGCACCGTGACCAGAACCAGCAAGCCCGTGTTTACGTATGTAGATTATGTGCCGAAGGAAGGGTCTGTATCATTCGTAGGCGAAGGCGGGAAAAAAACTAAAATTGACCTCAAAGCAGAGGTTCGTACTTTGACCCCGAAAAAGGCAGCCGGATGGACATCTCTAACAGAGGAGGCTATCACCGACGTGCCAAGGATGGAAAGCGAGGCCCGGGTAAACATTTTCAAAAAGTACCTGCTGCGCCGTCAGAATGGCATCTTGTTTGGCGATGGACAGAACAACACCCCTGTTGGCATCACTCAGATCGCGCCGGCTTTTAATGCGGCTACCTGGACCGGGGACAAAAAAGCAGCCCCTAACTTGTACGATGCTATCGTAGCCGCCAAAAACCAGATTGAACTGGCTGCGAACTACGCCGATGATGTTGATTACTACCCCAACGTTGCCTTCATCAACCCGGCCGATTACAACGCCTTGCTCATCAAGCAGGACGACAAGACCTATACATTTAGCAATGTCAACGGTATGAAGCTGATGAACGTTGACGGCATTGCCATCGTGCCTAAGAAAGAGATTCCTGCAGGCAAGCTGCTGATTGGAGACTTCACCAAGTTGGAGGTAATCAATTATATTGATTACGCCGTTAAAATTGGCTGGATAAACGACGACTTTATCAAAAACCAATTTGTAATGCTTGGCGAAGGCAGGTTCTTCGTGTTGATCCGCGAACTGGATAAGCTGGCCTTTATCTACGATGATGTGGCCACGATTATAACCGGTATTACAGCGGAAGAAGCATAACCATTATGGGGGCGGTAAATAACTGCCCCCCATATAAATAAAATAAGATGGAAGATAAAAAAACGAAAGCAAAAGCAAAAGCTCCTGAGAAAGCAAAGGTCTACAAAATGAAGCCTTTGAAAGACTGCGCCGAAGTTACGATTCTGAAAAACTTTGGACAGTTTAAGAAGGGTCAGAAAAGGCGGATGCACGACTCGATGGTCGACCTGCTAAAAAGCAAGGGGGTAATTTAAAAACGTACACAGAATGGCATTAATTGACAGTTCATATTTTGTTGGAGAAATAAGCCTCCCGGTTGGCAAGTATTCAGATTTGCCGCTTTTTATCGAGCGGTTGGAACGTGATTTCCTTTATAAGGCGCTGGGGGTTCGTCTGGCGGATAGGGTTATTGAGGGCGGCGAATTAACCAAAGACCTTGTAAACGGCACCACGTTTGAAAAAAATGGCCAGTTGTACGTTTGGGATGGTTTCAAAAACGATATTAAGCAGTCGATAATTGCCAACTATGTGTATTATTTTTACTTGCGGTCAAATGTGACAATAACCACAAGCACGGGGGAGAGCAGGCCGGAAACTGAAAACAGCACCGGCGCAACACCCGCGTTTAAAGTGATGCGAGCCTGGGATGAGATGCTGAGGGGGCTGGCCACTATGTCTGCATATATTACCACTGTGCCGGAGTTGGCAGCGATTTATAAACCTACGCCATTTGGGCGTGTAAATGCCTTTGATTTATGAGGCCGATAGTATCTATTATCGAGGACGTGGTTGCAAAGGTCCGTACGAAGTACGATGCCGAAGGGGAGAAGCCGTATTATATGCACGGGCACCCTCAAGAAATCGTCCGCATTCTTTCTGAAAAAACCGCCAGCGGGCAGTTTAAGTTCAAGAAGTTTCCTGCGATAATATTGGTGCAAGATTTTGACGAAACAACCGCAGGCGAAGGGATTGAGGCGGATTTGAATATCTTAATTGTTGAAGAAACGAAGCCAGAGTTCGAGGCTTCGGAAAGATATACAAACAGCTTCCTTCCGGTGTTGTATCCGCTGTTTGATTTGTTTTTGGATGAGTACAAAAAGATGCCAGGCATTGATTTGAGTCCGGCAAATATCAGCTATACAAAAACCGACCGCGTTTATTGGGGCAGGTCCGGCTTGTACGGTAACAGCGCCAATATTGCTAACGATTTTATAGATGCTATTGAAGTAACCAATTTATCATTCAGAATGTCACGTTTTTGTCAAATGTAAAATCAATACAAAAAACTATGAAAGCAATTATTTCAATGATCATGTGTTTGTTTTTGTTCGTAGGAGTCCAATCACAAACAAAAAACGGAACAATTACAACTGGTAACAGTTACATTGATCTGAATTTTAATGCAGCTGATACAGTCGCAGCCGGGCAAACGACTTACGATATTATCGTATTTTCTGCTCAACATTATCCAACTACTCAAGACTTGCTTGTAAAACTGGATAGCATAAGTACTCCTGGTGCTACCGTAGAGCTGTTTGGCAGTAAATTTGGGACGACCTACGCAGCAATAGATAGTGTCGTAACATGGGCGGGGTCAACTGCTGACACTACTATTGTTATTAGCAATACCTCTGCAAATCGTTACAGATATTATAAGGCAACGGTGACGCGCACAGCAGGGAAGGCTGCAATAAGCGATTTTAAGTTTAAGCAGTATTTTGAGTAACCTTTAAAAATCAATATTATGGGATTTTTAGTTAACTGCGCTCAGCGCAAAAAAAACACCGGAATTTCGCGCCTTTGCCAAGACTTGGGCGCAATCCGGAAATTTATCCTTGTGCCCAAAGGGTGGTCGCTCACAGAGGAAGATGCGAGGGACCTGGATAAGTGGGTAGAGGCCATCCACGCAGATACAGGCGAACGTATATACCCGTTCCCGGTAATCCACGAACACACTGATAACTCCGAAGACCTTGTAATGGACGAGGGGCCGCTCGGCTCTATCTTTGTGCGGGATGGGAAAATAAACTGGCAGTTCCTGATTGAGAGCTCCCGGTACAAGCACGAAGCTCTCAAGACACACTCCCTGCAGAAGTACGACGTCGTTTTGGTTGACACCGAAAATCGCCTGCATGGCGTTGTGGCTGCAAACGGAGACTTCAAAGGCGGCAATTTGCAGCAGTTTGTCGTCGGCAGATTGATGGTTAACGACGGGGCAGCATCGGCTACCAAGTCACAGATAACGATGGTTTTCGGCGATACCAATGAGTGGGAGACTCGCCCGGCCGTAGTTGCTGGGCTCGAATGGTCTGCTACAGACTTGGAAGGTCTTACAGATATTTACCTGAGCGATGCCGTGGCTACTGCTTCGGGCGTCACCGTAATGGCCACCGACAAATCCGGGAATCCATTCAACGGGGAGAAAGGCGAGGAGCTTTCTGATTTCGTTATTAAGGATGAGGATGGTGCGGTGCAAACCATTTCGGCCATCACTTCCGAAGGCGGTGAAAACATCCTCACAGCCACACTGACCGCAGGGGATTACACTGTAGACCTCGCTGCGCCAAAGGATATGGAAACCAAAGGATATGGTTCTGCCGGGCCTGTTACCGTAACCGTCGGGGGG